GGGGAATACCCTACGTACAATGACCTGCTGGTATATCAGATTCTAGTAAAATAAATCTAGACAATAATATACTACTTCAGTTATCGTATGTAAGTTCGAAGCTGGAAGATGCCAAGACATTATAGATAACAATTTAATTGATAGAACCTAATACGACTTGATATTAAATGAAGTTTTCAATTATAAATTGAGCCATGATGCTGGGGGTGCATGACATGTGGATAAAACCCTAGGGAAACCTCCTGCCTTCTAAGGTGAATATAAGGTCATGCTGGGTGGCGACCATAAACGCATTTATATCAACAATAAAAACACGATATTAGTCGACGAAACCAATTTAGCCTAATGTTTATGATTTTTCTTGACGATAAACAGTGTGAGACTGTCTAACCTCACAAATCTTAAGGACTATGAAACTTAATGTAACTAACTTAATCGAAGTTTAGTAGATTCCCAATATTCCCGTGAAAAGGATGAGGGCCGAGTTAGCTCTATGTTGAGACATGAGGCTTTAAATTCTAGTAAATACATTACCTGAGAATTCCTCCTTTTGGAGTTTGAATTATAATAAAATTAGTACCTATACTTAAGAGAATTTAAATATGTTATTTATGCTGAAGACATGTATTTCGGTAAATAACCTCTATATTTCTCTATAAAGTATCTGTGGGTCTCGGTGGATATCACAGTAAGGTCGCAGTTAACCTGCATTTTTATTATTCCTGTGTCGGAGCAGTGGTAATGGAGCCGGACTTATTTGTCAAAAATGTTTACTTCTTACAAATCAAACAAAATGAATAAAACACCAGCACCTCTTACCTACTTGTCAAGTATGAGGGCGGTCACAATGACTGATAATGAATTTTACAGTCTTGAACAAGTTGAACGCGCTCATATATTGAAAATGGTTTATTTGAGTATATGTGAATTTGAGATCTTACATCAAGATGTCAATTGCATTGGATTCATTTTAGCCATTATTGACCATGATAATCGTACAAAGGACCTTGAATATTTCGATCTCAATTGTGAATATGAGGAAAATTTATATGATGCGCTCATCGATTCTGAATTTGAAAAGATTTGGTTTAGATTGGTGCTGAAATATATTGAATATCAACCATGTCAATTGAATTGGAAAGGATTGCCTACAACCCCTATCATTTATGTTTCAAAACATTTTTGGTATGAGTTGTATCGCATTGGATTTTTGAATAAACTATATAAGACGAATTCTTGGACAGAAATCATTGAATTGCTTATGCAAGCCGGTGATGTAGAATCTAATCCTGGACCTGTCTCATATAAAGAAACGTGTAGAAGACAATATAAAAAGAAACAAACTTCTCGTTCTTATGAGGAAATCAAGATGCAACAACATATTGATCGTGTTAATAAGAATGAAGAACGTTCTCATCAAACAACACCCCGCAAAATTAAAAATATGATTGACGTGACTATGCAAGGTATTTTCGACTGGAAGGAAGAAAAGGAACTTGTGAAGTCCACTGTTTTTAAATTTAATCATACCTTGGATAAGTCTAATGGAGTTCTAGATAATTTGATTCCTCAACTTGAGGAGACACTTGCTGGATTCCGCAACACTTATTCACGATGTGAAGCAGCTTTCTTTAATAGTATTAATGTTTTGGATGTATGCATAGATGTGGTGAGTGCTTTGTTACAAGTAACATTCGCTCGAGCATCGTGCAAATTTGCATCCATTGCTGTTGAAATTTTCCGTTTGGTAAAGAAATATGGACAACATCTTAAAATTAATTTGAACAAAATTAAGGAATTGATCTTGTCCGTACCGTATTATGTGCAACAACTTAAAACCACAACGGAAGAAATTATAGATGTCAAAATGCAAGGTGGTTTGGATTTTTCGCAAGCTTTAACACCTAATATAATCGTAGCAGGAATTTTCATTGTGTTGGCCGTGGTGTTTAAAAACACATTGCCTACAAAGGATGGAATTGAAGCTATGATTAAGAGAACTGGAGATTTGGGAAGATCAATGAAAGGAGTGATGGACCTGAATAACGTTTTACATGAACAGATTACTAAAATGCTCGAATATTTCGGTTGCACCACCCTTGGACTCAAAAGACAAGAAGAATTAGAACTTCTTGTTCAAGGTTATAAGGATTGGTGTATTGAAGTTAAAAATTTAGTAGGACATAAAATAACTCGTGACGGTTCACTTGACGGACAGAGTATAGTTGAAAACATCATGAGGGATATTCATGAAATTACACGTGTAGAAAACATGTACAAACGTGGATTGGATATTGCTCGTGATATTGCGGAACTGCGTTTACCATCAAAACTGACTATTAGCTTTAACACCCATATGAGATATTTAACAGAAGTTTTTAAGGCTGTAGATACATCCGGAGCTTTCGGAAACAAACCTCGCACACAACCAGTTGTCATTTGGTTGTTTGGCGAATCTGGAGTAGGAAAATCTGGAATGTCCTGGCCTTTGGCTGTCGATCTCAATAATAGTTTAGTTGACTCGAAAGAAGAAGCCCGTAATTTCTCAAAGAACATCTATATGAGAAATGTTGAGCAAGAGTTCTGGGATAACTATCAAGGACAGAATGTGGTTATCTATGATGATTTTGGACAGATGAGAGATTCTTCAAGTAATCCCAACCCTGAGTTTATGGAATTGATAAGAACTGCAAATATTGCACCTTATCCACTACATATGGCTCATCTTGAAGACAAGCGTAAAGCTAAGTTTACATCGAAAGTGATCATTATGACTTCTAATGTTTTTGAGCAGAATGTGTCTTCTTTAACTTTCCCTGATGCATTCAGACGTAGAGTTGATCTATGTGCTGAGGTGCGCAACAAGGATGAGTTTACAAAGTCGGGATATTCAAAAACAAAAGGGATGAGTGTACAACGATTAGATAAGAACTTAGTACAACGCAGAACTGGACAGATTGTAAGTACAGAACCATATCTTATTGATTTGGTGGATCCGGAAACCGGAGAAAAATACCAAACTGATATTGAATATGAAGATTTTCTTGATATGTGTTATAAGGAAACTATCAAATGCAGAAATAACTCTGCTGCTATGAATGAATTCCTTATGGATTATGCAGAGAAGAGAATAAACCGATATAAACAGCAAAATGACAAATGCCCCGAATTAGAGTTCGAAGATGCTTTGGAAGTTGAAGTGCAAGTGGATAATCCAAATGAAGATTTGGAATTGATACCTTCTGACAAACTTTCAGAGATGATCCAATCTTTTTCAGACGTAGTAGTTTACACTATTGATGGAGTGAAAACAAGTCTGAATAAGATTTCATTTGAAGCATCTTTAATGGATTATGACGAAATGGTGGAGTATATTAAGACCCTTAAATTCTACCATAAAGTAGCGATTGGAACTTCATATCTGACGCGTGCCTTCAACAATGGTGTTAAGATTCTTAACCAATTTGTTGAGGATGCAGTCAATTATGCCAAAGAACATCCTTGGACAATTGCATGTGGAGTCTTGGGAACCTTACTTGGTATTCTTACTATTGTAGGTTTCTGGAGATGGATATGCAAACGTGATAAATCGCAAAGCCCAACGAAACGACATTTTATTAACACAGGACATGTGTTGATAATACCCTATAGAGACGAAAACAGGTTTTGGGAAATGGAAGAAACCTTGGATGTTTCATCAATGAGTCCCTCATTGATTGAGAAGCACTTGCCTGATTTGTTAAAACCAAATCATCGCGTAGTGTTAATTCCTAAGGTTACAAATTTCATCCTTCATCACTTGACAGCCCACTCTCAATTATTTGGTAAAACCATTTGCATCACCAGGACACCATTCTTTTGGTTGGATCGTGAATTTTATCAATTGGTTCCTGGAGAGCTTAACACTCTTCTTAAACGTGACGTAGAAATGGGAGATGATAAAAGAGTGGAAGCTCTTTCTTCAGGAGATCTTATCACTTTTAAAAATAAATCACCTATAGTAATCGAGGCTGTGAGTTCTGCAGATTGTGTGACTAAAGCTATCGCTAAGCCACGTATTGTAGAAGCTTTCAGTTCTGCTGACAATTTAACTAAACAAAAACAGACTGTGAAAGTGATTGAAGCATTTGCTAGTTCTGACGCTGTAACTTTGAAGAAACCAGCAACAAAATTTGTTGAAGGGAGTGATGATGTAGTTGAAGCTAGCATGCAAATGTGGAAAGATCAAGTAGCGCAACGTTTAATTTCAAACCGTATTTTAACCAATTTATACAAAATTTGTTTGGTGCGTGAATCAGGAAAGGTGACACCTCTTTTGAATGGAATGTTTGTCCGTTCAAATGTGATGCTTATTCCGGGACATCTTACTGGGTTTTTAAACGATGATGATGTCATTGAAATCAGAAATCTTTTTGATGTTGTATTTCGCGTACCATGGAACCAAATTAAAGTAATACCTCTTGTTGATGCGGTTGGTGATAGTAAGGAAGCAGCGCTTCTTTCTTTCCCCAAGTTCGTGTGTCAACATTCAGATTTAGTCAAACACTTCCAAAATGCAGAATCTATGTCTAAGTTTAAACGCTGTGAGGTTACATTACCTTGCTTACGTTATTCAGAGAAAATGAAACAATTCATGTCAACTCTAATTGAATGTGACAAAGTGACTGCTTACGACAAACCATACATTCTTAATGATGCGTCTAAAGGACAATACATCCTTAGGCGTGGGCTTGAGTATACCATGCCCACAATGAATGGAGACTGTGGAGCCCCATTAGTAATCAACGAAACACAAGTTCTCCGCAAAATTGCTGGAATTCATGTTGCTGGAGATGCTAATGGAAAAGCTTATGCAGAATCTATTACCCAAAAGGACCTTGAGAGAGGATTGAGTAAAATTTCAGTCGAAATGCAAATACAAATTGACTTAGATGAAACTCTTGACTTTACCAAACAAGACCCAATTTTGCCTACTGGTGAAGAGTTCGGACCTGAGGCACTCACTTTTTGTGATCTTCCGGCTCTGAAAATGTTGCCTGTTGGTAGAATTCCTGAACCTTTATTCGAACCAGGAAAAACCGAAATAAGACGATCATTGGTTCATGGTCAGATTTCTGATATTAAAACGAAGCCAGCATATTTACGAAATGTAATTGTTGATGGTGAACTTATCAATATGAAACACAGAAATCTAATGAAATGTGCTATGGACACCCCATATATTGACCAGGACTTGATTGATGAAGCATATCAGCTAACTAAGACCGTTTGGCTCAAAGGTATGCGAGAGGAGTTGAAGCATGTGCTCACTTATGAAGAGGCCATTTGCGGTTCTCAAGAAAGTGAATACATGAGCTCGATCAATAGGAGTAGTTCCCCAGGGTATCCTTGGATAAAGGATAGAACGAAAGGAACCAAAGGAAAACAAGGCTGGTTTGGAACTGATGGAGACTATATTCTCAATCAGGAAGTTGAACAAGCTGTAATACGACGAATTAACGCAGCTCGTGAAGGAAAAAGATTACCGGTAATGTGGGTTGATACTCTTAAAGATGAGCGTCGACCTATTGAAAAGGTTAATCAATTGAAAACACGAGTTTTCTCTAATGGACCGATGGACTTTTCTATTGCTTTTCGGATGTATTATTTGGGCTTCATTGCTCATTTGATGGAAAACCGGATCACAAATGAGGTGTCTATTGGAACGAACGTGTATTCTCAGGATTGGGTGAAAACCGTCCGAAAATTAACAACACATGGCGATAAAGTTATAGCTGGAGATTTTTCAACCTTTGATGGATCACTAAATGTATGTATCATGGAGAAATTTGCAGATCTTGCTAATGAGTTCTACAATGATGGTGAGGAGAATGCTCTCATAAGGCATGTTTTACTCACCGATGTGTATAATTCTGTGCATATCTGCAATGATTCAGTTTATATGATGACCCACAGCCAACCCTCAGGAAATCCTGCAACGACACCCCTAAATTGTTTCATAAATAGCATGGGATTGCGAATGTGTTTCGCAATTTGTGCTAAACAGGCAAAAGTAAAAATGACCATGCGTGACTTTGAAAAACACGTATCTATGGTTTCTTATGGTGATGACAACGTTATCAACTTTAGTGACATAGTGTGCGAATGGTATAACATGGAAACAATTGCTGCTGCCTTTAAACAACTTGGATTTACTTACACCGATGAACTGAAAGGTGCAAACGGTGAGGTACCACGATGGAGAAACATTAAGGAAGTCCAGTATCTAAAAAGAAAGTTTAGATATGATGAAAAACGAAAGGTTTGGGAAGCTCCATTGTGTATGGACACAATTTTGGAAATGCCTAACTGGTGCCGAGGAGGACTCGACATTCAAGAGGGTACTAAATTGAATTGTGAAAATGCAATTATGGAACTCTCAATGCACGAAGAGAGCATCTTCAATGAATGGTCTAAGAAAATGGATCGTGCATATGCAGATGCGACCGGAGAACATTTGGACATAAACACTTATCGTGGTTATGCTCAAGAGAGGTGGCTGGAATATTACATGTAACGTTCCAACCTGGTTTCAGTTATGGTTACCCATCATGAGAGGAAATTTCCAATAAACTCTTATGTAAGGCTTGACTGAAATGTCGGAGTGCGCTATTTAGCGTGAGGTACTCCGGTGGCAGCCCCACTAAAACCTCGATTGGATAGGAACCGTAGTATTGGGTAGTTGCTACAGTCATGACTAATGTCGTGGCGTTCCGAAATA